GAGGCACTAGAACTGTAGCAGACGCTGCATTAAGAGGTACTGCGGTTGGAGCAGCTGCGGTTGGTAGAGGCACTAGAACTGTAGCAGACGCTGCATTAAGAGGTACTGCGGTTGGAGCAGCTGCGGTTGGTAGAGGCACTAGAACTGTAGCAGACGCTGCATTAAGAGGCACTAGGGTTGGAGCAGCTGCGGTTGGTAGAGGCACTAGGGTTGGAGCAAGAGGTGCATGGAGAGGCACTAAGGCTGTAGCTAGAGTTGTTGGCAAAGATATTGCTAAAGATATAATTTGGGGTGGTATTAAGGCAGGAGCAGCAGAACAGGCTGCTATCGTTGCAGCACACACACATCAAGAATTAAATAGACATCAGCATATTCTTGAACAAACTTATGCTCAAAGACTGGGAATGAGTCATGCAGCTCTACGAAATATATTGGCAAATGCTCCAGATCAACAACCAATTGCTCCAAATTTATTCATTCCTTTGCCGCGCGGAGTAAGTGCCAGAGATTTGAAAACGGATTTTGATCAAAAGCGTAGTTTATGGAATGCCAAAGTAGATTTATCTCATTCAATTGCTGGTATTCACGCAGCAGATCCAGAGTTACGACGAACAGCAAATTTTGTAAATGCATCGCGACGATCATTAGCACGAACAGCAAATATACAACACCAGGAACCTTGGTGGACAAATCCACAGGCATATAACAGAGTATGATAAAACAAAAAATACTTAAAAACAGAAATCTTCTAAATAGACAAATAGACAGTGTAAATATTAATTCATCTAAATACTTTTAAACAATATGGAGAACCACATGGCAGATAATAACCCATACGCAGAATACTCATCAACAAAACTTTATATGGACGCTACTGGAAAGGGAGCAAAGATAGCAGAACCTATTGCTAATCCAGCAAACTCAGCAGTCGCAAGACACACAGGAGCCCCTATGACTGGAGCAGCAAATCAATTACAAGACGATTATCTTGAAAGTTTGTTCAATGGTGAAAACTTAAGTGAAGAATTCAAACTTAAGGCAGAAACCATTTTTCAAGCAGCAATCAATGAAAAAGTTGCTATAATTGAAAATAACATCCTTGACGCAGCAAAAGAAATAATTCAAGAAAACGCACAGAATCAACAAAACTCACTCGTTGAGCATGTTGACGGTTATCTTAATTATGTAATTTCTGAGTGGATGGAAGAAAACAAAATAGCAATTGAACGCGGTCTTCGCACTGAAATTGCTGAAAACTTCATTCATGGACTTAAGTCATTGTTTGAAACTTCATTCATTGATGTTCCAGCAGAGAAGTATAATATTCTTGATGATCTCTATGAAGCAAATGAAGAACTTCAGAAGAATGCTAACAATTTGATAAAAGAAAATATTCAACTCAAAAATGAGATCACTGCTCGTCTTTGTGCTGAAGCATTTATGGAAGAAGCAGCAGGACTTGCTGACACTCAAATTGAAAAACTTGCTAAACTTTCAGAAGGAATTGAATTTACAAATGTAAATCATTACCGTGAAAAAGTTTCATTGTTGAAAGAATCGTATTTTGGTCAAAGAATGTCTTCAACACCAGAAACCACCTACTATACACCACAATCAGCAGGACAAATGTTGACTGAAGATTCATCCTATGTTTCTGCGGAAACATCAGATTCAGCAATGAATAATATCGTTAACGCCATCACAGCAATTAACAAGAATAGACCAGCAAGACCCGCACTTAAGTCATTAAGTGATTCACTAGTAAATACTCGTATCCAATCAATCATGAACCCAAATATGGGTCTGTCCCCCAAGGACAATTTGTTCTAAAATTTTTAAAAAACTAAATACTAAAAAGGAAATAGGAGAGAAAAACATGTCAAATGAATTCAATCAAAGTACCGCAGCAGATCTTCTTGTTGAAAAATGGGCTCCAGTTTTGGACCACGAATCTTTACCAACAATCGGAGATGCCCATAAGCGTAGAGTAACGGCAATTCTTCTTGAAAACCAAATCAAGGCAATGTCTGAAGAAAGAGTAACAGGTAACACTAGTCTCTTTGAAAATACAATGGGACCAGTCGGTATGGGTGGTAATTTTACCACAGGTCAAGTTGGCGCAGCAGGTAACTTTGCTGGATACGATCCAGTAATGATTTCACTTGTTCGTCGCGCAATGCCGAATGTTGTCGCCTACGATATTGCAGGCGTTCAACCGATGAGTGCTCCAACAGGACTCATCTTTGCAATGCGTGCTCGTTACGGCAATGATTCTGGTGGTTATACACAAGGAACCGAAGCACTCTTTGACGAACCATGGGCTAAATTCTCTGGTGTATGTGGTGCATCTGGTCCTGGTGGAGCTGGATATGCAAGTATTCTCGCTGGGTCATCCGCTGGTGTTCTTAGTGGTGTTCTTGGGACCGCAGGTGCTACATATATCACTCGTGTTGATCCCTTCACAGCATTCCGTGGAATGTTGACCTCAACTGCTGAAACTCTCGGTGCGTCTCCATCAACAACGGATTTCCGTGAAATGGCATTCAGCATTGAGCGTGTCGCAGTACAAGCTCGTTCACGCGCTCTGAAAGCAGAATATACCACAGAACTTGCACAAGATCTTCGTGCAGTTCACGGTCTTGATGCCGAAGCAGAACTCGCTAATATTCTCTCAGTTGAAATCATGAATGAAATCAACCGCGAAATTCTCCGAGCAATGTATTTTGTTGCTAAGACAGGTTGCGTAAATGACGATCTTGCTGGTTATGGATCAGTTGCTACACCAGCTGGCGGCGTATATGATCTTATCCAAGATTCTGACGGTCGTTGGTCAGCAGAACGCTATCGTGGTTTGATGTTCCAAATTGAACGCGAAGCAAATCAAATTGCTAAGGATACTCGTAGAGGTAAGGGTAACTTCATCGTATGCAGTGCAGATGTTGCATCAGCACTTGCAATGGGTGGATTCCTTAATCTCTCACCAGCACTCAATGTTGATATGCAAGTAGATGATACTGGTAATGTCTTCGCTGGTGTTCTTAACAATAAGTTTAAGGTATTCATTGATCCATTCGTTGCCAACAATGTCAACTTTATCACTGTTGGATACAAGGGAACCTCACCATATGACGCAGGATTCTTCTACTGCCCATATGTTCCACTACAAATGGTCCGTGCTGTTGGCCAAGACACCTTCCAACCGAAGATTGGTTTCAAGACTCGTTACGGTCTTGTCGCCAATCCGTTCGCTCAAGGTCGCGATGCATTTACATCAACACAACTTGGCAACGATGGTCTAGTTGCATCTACAAATGCATACTTCCGCCTCTTCGCAGTCAAGAATCTCCACGGCAATACCGCCTGATAGAGATCAGTAAATAATTAAGAAGACCCAGGGATGAAAGTCCCTGGGTTTTTCTTTTATAAATACTAGTATGCCAAACAACAATCAGCAGATAATCCGAGATAATGTTCCAGCGAGCATTTTAAAAGATTTGCCTGGAGATATGTTATTTGAAAATAACTTTCAACCAACAACAAATAATACTTTAACAAATAATAAGTTTAGATTTGTTATGACTCGTTGCCCAACTATGACATATTTTTGCCAAAGAGCAAATGTGCCATCATTGAGTTTTGGAACAAGTATTCAATCAAATCCAACTGGTGTGACAATCAAAAGACCAGGAACCTCCTATGTCTATGAGGATCTACAAATAGGGTTTTCTGTTGATGAAAATATGAAAAATTGGTTAGAAATTCACAACTGGATAAAGGATCTTGGTGTATCGTACAATAGCGCAACTGAAGTTTTAAATGAACATCAAAAGGTAGCAAGCGCATATTTACTTGTATTAAATAGTGCGTATAGACCAATGATTTCTTTTACATTTAAAAATGTATATCCAACATTTCTAAGTGGTATTGATTTTGATTCATCATTAGCAGATACCGACACAATCATAGCAACCGCAACATTTTCGTACACTCACTATGAAGTGAATGTATTCACAAGCGAACCTTAATCCCCTATACTTTACATTATGAACATTGACCAAATAAAAGCACAAGCGGAACTTGATACTGTAATTGATGTCAACCACCTAGACGAAGAGTCTACGAAGGTTCCTCAGATTCACAATAAATATCTTTGTATTCTTATGGATGAGAAACTCGTTCTTGAAAACTTTGAATCTAAACTCAAAGTACTCAAGCGTGATAAATGGTTATATTACTCTGGCAAATTGTCAGAAGAAGAACTAAAGAAGAAAGGTTGGGAACCATTTGGTCTTAACATTCTTAAGCAAGATCTTGATCGGTTCATTGACAGCGATTCTGAAGTCATTAACCTTTCAAATAAAGTATTTCTTCAAAAAGAAAAAGTAATATACATTGAAAGTGTCATCAAGATCATTTCAAACAAAATGTGGAATATTCGTTCAGCCATTGAATGGATTAAGTTTACCCAAGGCGTATGATTAAGATACATCAAGTAGATTCTGTGTATATCGAAATTGAGTGCGAGAAAGGTATCGCCAAGGAGTTATCCTCATTCTTTACCTTCAATGTACCAAATTCGCAATACAATCCAGCATTTCGCAAGAAGCGTTGGGATGGCAAGATTCGTTTGTTCAGTATTCTTACAAACAAAATCTATGCTGGATTGCTTTCATATGTTCTGACATTTGCTTCTGATCGTGGTTACAAAGTAGAATATCAATCAAGTCTATCGCGAGACACCACTTGCTTAGAACTGCCTACAGTCTATTCTGGAGGCAAGGTCATTCAACCGCACGACTACCAGATTGATGCGATCAAACACGCCCTTGAAAATCGTAGGACTCTCCTGATATCGCCAACGGGCAGTGGTAAGAGTTTGATCATCTATATGATTATGCTTGAACTTTTAAAGCGTACAAAGAAAAAGATTCTAATTGTTGTACCCACCACAGGACTTGTTACACAATTAAATTCAGACT